TTAATAAACCAGAATCAGCAACTAATTTAGATACTGTTTCTCCCAACTTTTCTAATTGATCCCCAAATCTATTTGAAGCTTGTTCTGCTTTACCATAAGGTGTATCTGCAATCGCTTGTGCTTGACCTTTGACCATCTGTGCAACTTTATCAATAGCATCACCATTTTGTAATTGTGCTTTAGTAAAATCACCAATACTAGGTATTGTTCTCTTAATCGTACCTATCTGACCAGATAATGTTTGAGTTAGCTCTCGTGTTGCACTCGGTAAATCTTTACCAAACGCAGAAGCATAGTCCATTGCTGTTTCAACAACTTTCTTCGTTTGTTCATCAGTTAATCCCATTGTTTTAAGTAATGAGATTTGTTGTAATGTAGCTTCATCACCATACAAAGTAGCTTCTTGTAAAGATGATGCGTACTTCTTCCAAGTATTTAGATTGGCTTCACCTTGTTGAGCGTTAAGTCTAAGAGCATTCTTTAGTGATATTTCAGCTTTAAGTTGTACTCCATAAACATCATTGAGTTTATTAAAAGCTAAGATAGATGCACCAATAACTGCACCAAACTTAGTCCAAGCCATAGTCATAGTTTTGGCTGAGGTTTGTGTTGTTCTTTCTAAGTCCTTAGTCTTTAACTTAACACGATCAATACCTCTCTCGGCTGGTTTACTATTGGCTAGTATTTGTAATCGTATCTCTCTATCTGGCATTTTCTACTTGCTCTCTAGTCATTAATTTATATGCTAATAGTGTACCAATTTCTGACATTGGTAGTTTATCTATTTCGCTTATGGTCTTACCAAGTTCAAATGCTAAGTACGCTTTTGCCTTGAGCCACTCGTCTTTTTTAACGCTTCCTTTTGTTCTTCAATAATATCACTAACAGATTTCAAGCCCATAACAGTTGCTAGGTAAGCTTGAGTTTCGTAAGCTATATTATCTTTAATCCAATCTACATCCGTTAAATTAGTAAAAACACGATTGCCATCTTCATCTAATAATTGAAAATAGATTATGTAGCATCTCAATAAATCATCATCATAGTAACTTAGTTCTGTTTGTGAGCCATCCGTTTCTTTAACCATCTTAGTTTTTTTAGATAGTTGTAATGCTCTTGAATGGTCATCACCAGACATTACTCGGTAATATATCTTGTGAGCTTTCTTATCAGCAATAATATCAGCTGACCTAATTTCTTTAGATTCCTTCTCTAATGCTTTTAATAATTTATTCATAGTTGAAAAAGGGGGTTGAACACCCCCTTAGAAAGTTAAGCGATTGTTAATGCTCCAGTACCTTCAAAGTTAAATGTAACTTCTACGATACCATTGACATCTACTGATGCACTCTGTCCAGTAATTAAAGCTGAACCAGAATAAACATCATAAGAGCCAGAACCACCACCACCCATAGATAGTTCTAGTGCTACAGATGAGCCACCAGTTAAACCAGTTTGTAATGCTCCTTCTGCTGTGCCACTTGCATCAAATATTGCTGTAATAGAACCAGACCAACTGTTTAGTGTTGATGTTGATTCTTTCCATCCACTTGAATCGAAATCAGTAGTATCGACAGTTTCCTGAGTAATATCTAAAGACCAAGCTTTAGCGTTACCCATTGAACCAGATGCTACTGTAACCGATCCAGAATATCCTTGAATTGCCATATTAAGTAACTCCTTGTTTCATAGTATAAAAAAGAATGTGATAACCACGCTCATCTTTAGTAACAGTAACTTCAACATCATCATAGCCAGTTTGTTCTTTGATGTAGTTATCTTCAATGTATCCATTCAAGTCAATCATATACGCATCATCCCTACCTTCAGTTCTGGTTAGTTCCAGAATTTCCCGTAAGCTAGATTCACGATATGACCTCTCGTTTAAGAATAAATTAAATTCTTCTTCTACATCAAATACTGCTGTTCCAAAAGTCGATAAATCTTCCGATAAAGAAAAGTTAGCTTCACCTTTGTTAAACTCTCGATTATCAAGAGTTTCCTTGTCAGTATATCTATATCCGTAATTGCTTAGTAAAGTAATCATCTAATTAGTCTAACTTGTGCAGATAGTTTTTCTTCTATATCAGTATCAATAGTACCATCTTCATCTAAGTCGTAATCAGCTTTTAATGTAGTTATTTCTTTCTCATACTTCTCTCTAAAGATAAGATAGCTTTCGTGATAAATATCATCACTATCAGCATTATGTCTTTTAGACAGACAGATTAGCTCTACTGTCTTAGACAAGTGCATCTCTTTTAGTTGAGAAGTAGTTAAGAATAAAGTTACATCTAAGCCACGATTACGCATCTCATTAGCGATTATGTCGTAAGCACGGGATATAAATGTCTGATAACTAATGTAAACAACACCAAATCCAGTTTGGCTATCGACTGCATTAGATAGAGCCGAAAAGCCAAATGTACCAGATCCACCAGAATATGATGTTACTACTGCATCAGTACCAGCGTTATCACCATTAACAAAAGCGATAGTAGCTCCGACTGCTTCTGAATTGACAAGATTAGTTAATCTATTGCAAACCAGTTGCGTTGTAGAACCACTATCAGCTTTCTCGTAATGATCTGCTAATAGCGGTAATGCAGAAATAATATCAGCGTTAGTTAATGTCCAAGCCATTGATTATTGCTCCGTAAATGCACCAAGAGATTTCATAATCTCCAAGTGTTCTGCTTTTACTTCAACATCATCACCAGCCTTGAATGTGTAGATTGTATCACCAGCTTTGTGTGATCCAGTCTTATACGCCTTCAATTTTGATTTACTAGGTGTTTTACTAGCAGTTGTAGTATTTGTTGTTTTACTTTTAGCCATTATATTATGCTCCAGTAATTACCCTTACAGCGTTCTCGTCAATGATTAGATACTTACCAACGAAGTACCAGCCCATATTGTAAGTTCTACCAAGATTGTCATTACCTTCTTTAAGAACCATAGAACCAGCTCTACCGACAGCTTTACCTAGTGCATTACGACCAAAGCAAACAACCTTACCAGCAGTTACTAGCGGAGATTCAACAATAGTAAAACCTTCTAGTGAACCAACAACACCCATAGTTGCCATATTTAAGTCTGTGTTCTGAGCGATTGGAATGTAATCACCTTTGATGTCAGATACTTGTGCAGGATTGACGAACGCCACATATCTGCCGTCTTGAAACTTCTGGATACCAGCATCAGCAAGTTCAGTATAAGCTTCTCTTAAGTCTAGGTTGTCTAAAGTACCAGCAGTATCAGCTGAGATAGTGTTAGAACCAGCTTCTAATGCACCAAGACCTAGAGCTTCCATAGTTTCACCCATATTGATACCAACTAATTCAGCACCAGCTAGATCAGCTTTACCAGCAGTTGCAATGTTGGCTAGAGAAGTAGTAGTAATAACATTACCATACTCAGCTAGAGTTGCAGTTACTTTAGTATCAGTCATTGAAGTAGATGAAGCTTCAGTACCATCAGTTAAAGCAGTAGTAGCTACAGATAGTCTTGAAAATACTGTGAATGAAATAGATGATGCTTGATCATCTTGACGAATAGTCGCATAGTTGTCTAGGCGATTTACTGTTTGTCCAGATACGATAACAGCTTGGTTCATTAAATCAACTGCTGAATCTGACAAAACGCTTTTAGTGTTTACAGCCATTTTTTTCTCCTTGAAAAATTAAGTCATTTCTTGTTGGAGTTTATAAAGTTCAGCCATTGAAGTTGCATTACCAATCCGACTCGATACATCCAAAGATGCTTTGTTAGATGTGGCATCAACCTTTAACTGCTCTTGAACTCCGTTCTTAAACAAATAAGGTTTCTCACCTTTGAGATTATCCATAAAGGCAGTCATATCAAAATCTTCTTTAGCAGATTCCTGCTGTAGTAGATGCTTGAAGTAATCACCATCATTAATCCCATTTTGTGCAACGACTTGCTGAATCTGCATATCATATTGCAAATTCTTGTTTGTCGATTCCAAGCTCTCAACAGTCTTTTCAAGCATTGCTTTCTGTTCCATTAGTTTCTCTAGTTCAGATTTAGAAGCTTCTTCTGCTTCTTGCTTTGCTTTAATTAACTCTTTGGCTTGTTCAATATCAACCCCTAATTCTTCTTCCAACTCGGACTTAGCTCGTTTAACACCTTTGCTATATCCTTTGTCAATAAGTGAATCAAGTTTTGATTGCGTTAGAACCACATCATCATTATTTTGAGTCGTATCTTGTGTATCTTCGACTTGTTCCGTATTTTGCTCGTCAGCCATAGCTACCTCTTAATTGTAATAAAAGTAGCTTAATATTAACATATTTTAAATGTGTAGCAACTCCTTTTCAATCTTGCGTACTATTCGGTCAATTTCTTTGTCGCTCACTTGCATAAAATCTCTCTTATGCGTATAGATGTTTTGATAAGCCTTCTCGTTCTCATTTGAATCATCAAAGTCCATAATAATTCTAGCTGAATCTTTAGTTTTCTTAACCTTAGTCTTTAGTGATCTAAGCATATCACCAGAGAACTCAAACATCTGTAGCTTACCTTGATCCTTCTTATAATCTTGGTAGTCTTTGCTCAATGATTTAAACTTGCCACCTTTATGATTAACACCACGCTTGATTCTAGTTTTCATTAACTTCAATGTAGAGTTAGCTGATGTTTCCATAGCTCGATTAATTCTATACTGAACATTCTTACGCATCTTATCGTAATTGGGTTTCTTATAAATCATTCGTCTATTTCATATCCTAGTTCAATAGCATCTGCTCTACTAATGAATGTAAAGAAGTGCCTACAGTTCCACGCCCTCTCTGGTGCGTTCTCTAATATATCTTTCTGTTCTGTTGAGTAAGCTTTGTTAGATGTAAGTATATCTTCACAGAATGGTCTAGTTACATTGTCAATATCATTGCCATCATATATCCAAACAATATCTGGATCACCAGCAAACTGTTCAGCTCTTTGATTCATACTGGCTTGTCGATAATCATTGACTGCTGTATTAGCATAAGTCTTTGAATAAGATAGATACTTAGTTCCCGATAACTGTTCTGATATTGCATCTAGCAAATCAGCTTTAGTCTTACCAGCTAAGAGATTGTTATACAGTCCACGCTTTAGTGCAAGTCCAGCATCAATGCCTATTTGCTCTAAGCCTTTAATCTGTAACTCTTTGATTGCTGTTAGTCTTTTAAGTTGGTCATTTGATAACGACCTTAACAATCCAGCTTCATCTAATACTTCATTGAGTGATGCTTGTAAGTCATCCAATGTATTGACATAGCGTTGCATTAGATTGTAGTAACCAGCTTCTTCTAAGATACCACGCCAGATAATATCGAACTGTACTACCTCATCTATATCAACAATGTTAGCTATACGAACTGTTGCTAATTGATTTACCTTTCGCCAGACTTCTTCTAATCTCTTATCAAGCTTGTTGATAATATCTTCTAGTTCTTCTTGGTTGGCATCTATCAATGCCTTTATGCTCATAGCTTCTCTGGTATATCAGTTGTTATAGAAATATTAGCAGTCTTATTCAGCATATCATTTCTAGCATTTAAGTTCTCTGCTACTAATGCTTTAGCTTCTTCTTCTGTTAAGTCTGGATTTCTCTTAATCATAATATCAACAGTCTTAGTCAATCCCATATCAATCTTAGTTTGGTCGATAGTTAATTGTTCTGATTCTGATGTTGGATAGTTTGGTTCTACAAAATCAACAAACATATCACCATCACCTAAGCTACTGCCATAATAATCACTTACCATCTTAATCATTCCAAACAACTCTTGCTCATAGACTTTAAAGTCTTGTTGTTGCTCAACAGTAAATCTATCCAGCTTCATATTCTCCATCTGCAATGCAAAGCCAGATGATACTGAGCCAGTCATTCTAAATTGGCTCGGGCTGATTCCATAATTAACTGCAATATTGTTTGCCAAGTCTTGTGCAACCTTATGTAGTTGCTCATAGTTAGCTTGTAAGTCTAAGACATCAATCTCTGTGTTCTGTCCAGTTAGTGTTAGCACAGATAATGGATCAAGCACTTGACCAAGTAACTCTCCCACATTATCGCCTTTACCTACTAACTGTTTAAATGATTGTGTCTTAATTAAATGATTGAGAAATGTAAGGTGGACTGCCATATCAATAGTTCCACCAGTAAGATCATCACCAGTAAACATATCCCAAAAA